TATCTAACGCGCCAAGCATTGCTTGCTGAATTGCAGCATCAATCTCTGGATTATTTATAGCTTTTTCAATATCTTCAGCGGCAAAAAACTTATCTCATATATTTGTTTTTTGACCATCAATCTCTAGCTCTATATCTTTAAAAACACCTTTAGCAGTATTAACTATTTCCTGTGGGTTTTCTGACATTTGAGCCTGAAGTAAAAAGTTTTTACCAGATTTTGCGGCATCAAATTGTTCTCACGCTGCATCAACATCATCTCAGTGTTTTGAATCACCGGTCCGTTCTATATTACGTAAAGAATTAGACAATTCACTAATTTCGCGCTCAGCCTCAGCGGCCTCTTTGGCCAAATTTGTTAACCGCAAAATTTCAGCATCTAACACACCGGCTTTTACAATATCTTTATCATTAATAGCTTGCAATCTTTCTTGATTTAACTGATGTATTCTATCAATAGCATCAGTTAAATATCCAGTTTGTTCTTGAGTTGTTTTTAAACCGCCTAAAAACGCGTCAAAAGCATCTGCTTGCAACGCACCCGTTAATGCAGCTTGAGTTCTAAAAATAGCTTGCGTTAATAATGTAAATTCCGTTTTAATATTAGCCAAACCTTGAGCAAATCCAGCTGGATTTAATTTAGCAACAGTAGCTACAATTAAACTTAAAACACCAGGGACCCCTCCAAGACCTTTAACAATATCCGCTACAAAACTTACTACATCAGCTAAAGTATTAGCCAGTTTAATAAAGAAATCATCATTTATAATTTCTCCATATAATGTTTCCCAAGAGGCTTTTACTCGCTTATTTGCACCTTCTCAAGAAGCGGCATATTTATCTTGTTGAGTCTGTAAATAACCCTCAGACTCTTTTGCATTATTAACTAATTCTTTAAAATAGTCGTAATTATCTAATAATGAAATTAAGTTGTTATATTGACGAACACCACCGACTGTCTGAGCTACAGCAACTTTTTGCGCTTGGTTTAATAAATCCCATTTATTACCCAACTCATCAAGGATTTCATCCATATCCTTTAAATCCCCGGTAGCAGTTAATACATCAACACCAACTTTTTCAAGAGCTTTTGTATATTTAGTTAAATTAACGCCATCTTCAAGTGTTTCTCCTAAACTTACACTTGATAAACGAGCAAATATTGTTTTTAATGAAGTACCTATTTTAGAAGCGCTTTGCTGTGTTCTATCTACCAATGTAGTTAATGCAGCAGCCGAATATTCATAACTTAAACCTACTGTTTCAGCCGTAGCAGCAAATGCCTGCATACCTTCAGCAATCTGAGCATTACTAGCAGCTGTCGTAGCACCAAGTAAAGCAATTACATCTGCATAATATTCTACACTTTCAGAACCTTTATCAAAGTTATTCCAAATAGCTGTCATATATGATGAAATAGTTTCTGCCGATTCGCCAGAAGCATTAGCCATTTTAATAGTTGTTTCTGTACGTTCTTTTACTGCTTCATCATTCAAACCCTGTTGATAGTAAATTAATGCACCTTTAACATATTCATTGGTCGTGGTGCTTAATTCCTTCGCCGCTTTATTAGCAGAATCAGCAAAAGCAGCTAATTGGTCTGCGTTTAAATTACTAACAATAGCAATATCCGTTAAACCTTTATTTAATTTTTGCGCATACGAATAAGCACCTTGTAATGCTGATTGAACCGCATGAATAGCATTCGATTGAATAGTCCACATTGCGGTATTCTTTAAACCTTGCGCAAATTTAGATAAAGTTCCTCTTAATACACTTGCATTTGCGTTAGCTGATTGAATTTGAGTATTAATTTGTTGCCAAGCTTTAGCCCCTTCTGGACCAAGTTGTGTAAATTGATTCGCAACTTGTTTAATATCTAATCCAGCTTCTTTTAGCCCAACTTGTAAACGACTTAAATTTAATGCTCCGTTGGGGTCTGTTGCTTTATTTAAAACACCATAAAATTTTTCAGCATCTTTTATTGCATCATTAAATAAAGACTGATTACCGGTTGGTTTAGCACTAGAAATTGCATTTACAATATTCTGTTTTAATGAATCTAATTCTCTTTTTGCTTGTGAAGCATCAGCAGTAAATCGTAGTCCAACTTCTATATTTTGTGATGACATTCTATTTACTCCTTTCTCTCTTTATACAAAAAAATACCCCCACTCAAAACGAGTAGGGGTATGTTAATTTTTAAAAATCTACTCTATTAATACTTTAATTTTGTACCAATAGAATGAAAGGCTTTAGCCCAATTTAGTCATGACATCTTTCAATACAGTCAATGTATTTGGGTTAGAAATGTCTTCATTTAACTTTTCAATATCAGCCGTTGTGTCAATAAGGTCTTGACTAGCAGCTGTAATTATACCAAGAGCAGAATTTGTATATTTATAAATATTATCAATAGTCTGGCGAATAAGATATGCGGTCATAGACATATCTTCAAAGTATTCTTCATCTTGATTTAATGCTGTAATAATGCCATTACTAACAATTTTATCATAGGTTTCAGTGGCATTTAACATATCATCTTCGCTTAACTCAAGATTTGTATAATATTTAATAATCGCTAAACCCTGATATACTTCCAATTTTCCGGGGTTATAAAACCTTGTTTCTTCATCTCCTGCTGTGCGATTAATTACCTCTTCTGCAAAAGCAAGTTTATCTATCATTGGGAGATAAGGTATATATTTAATTTCTTGGCCATTTATATTAATGGTGCGTTCTTCATTTTTAGTGTGAAGATTTAAATCACTAAATAATATTTTTTCCATCTTTTTTTCTCTCCTTTTTCACAAGAAAATTTTACCCGTTTTTTTTAAGAAAGGCAAAATTTTGATTTAATCAGTATGATATTTAAAATAAATTTCTGGTTTTAAAATTTTACGTTTAACCGGATGGTCAGATACTTTATCTAAATTAAATGCTAAAACATAATTAGCCTCTCTAAATTTAGTTAATAAATCAGCAGTAAAAAATATTTCTTTACCAGTTGAAAACAAGGTTTGTTGCAAACCAATAACCGACATTATATTAGACATAGTATTTAATACGCCAGCATGCCAGTGGTATGCTTGTTCGTCTTTTGGCATTAAGTCGCTTCTACTCGCCACTGTCAAGAAATATTGATTTGCTTGAATTTGTTCATTTTTTAATTTAAGTTTTCAAGATTTAGATTGTACTCCAAAATAATTATGAAAATCTTCAATTACTACACTAACGTTTTCTGCGCCATTAAAATTTCTACTAACACTATCCATTTGTGCGCCAATTTCACTTAATTTTGGAGCTGGAGACCCCGGGTCAATTAATCCTATTACAATATCATAAATAGGAGATTTTCCACTGTCACTTTTATCTGCATTTGACCCAATCTGTTCAACAAAAGAACTAGTGGGTCGTATTTTTTGAATTACTGCCTCTAGGGCTTTAGAAACAGCTATTTCGCGATATTCTCCTTTTAAAGACTGGACATATCCGTCAAATTGTTTTTTAGTTTCTCCGGTTGTAATATAAGTATATAATACACTTCTTGCAGCGCCTCACACAATATTTTTATTTGTTTGAGTAGTTAGTGATAAACCAGAGGCATCACAAAATTTTTGTATAATTTGTTCTCGATTTAAATTTAAAGAAGTTTGTAAAATATTATCTAATTTATCACGAGCCGATGAAAATTTAATAAATTGGTCATTTTTTGTATTTTTGTTTTTAAATTTATTTATACTATTTTCTGCAATACTTTCAAAATTACTAGCATTCTGAACCGCTTTTGCAATTGCATCAATACCTTGTTGAATTTGTTGCGTTAATTGTGTATCATTTTCTAATGATTTTGCTATTTCTTTTTGGATGTCATCAAAAAATTGCTTTTCTGCCTCTTTCCCAGCCAATTGTAATTGGGTTGTAAACATATCTTTTTGGTTTTGATAATTTGCAATAGCCGCAGAATAAGCAGAGTCTATAATACTATGAGCTTGTTCTCTATAAGGGTCATATACACGATGTCCTTTAACTTTTTTACCATTATTTTTTTTAGCCAAATATTTTACCCTCCTTTCCCACCATATAAAAAAATCGGGGAGAGTTTACACTCTCCCCTTAATTTAAAAATTATTCAAATAAAGCTTCGTGTTCAACCACGTGGTCTGTCTGAATTCTGTGGATATCCATAGAACCAGCAGTATCAATAATTTGAATAGCAGCTAATACTTTCTTAGACTTATCAAATCTTGTATAGTCAGGGAAAGCATCCATTGTGAATGTAAATGTTGAAGGGTCTCCAGAAGAAGCCATTGTGAATGTGAAGTTGGACTGAATCTTGCAGTTAGGAATGATAAATTCTGCAGGAAGGTCAACTCCATCCTGGTTTCTGAACAGAGTAGAAGCTTCAAGATAGTAGTTTCCACCAAACTTGTCAGCGGTAATCTCAATCTGCTTAGCTCCGTCAACTTTCTCTACATAGTAGTCAACAAGAACGCTCTCAATATTAGCAAATTCTGTCTCTGCATTTTCAGATAAAGTATATGTGGTTTCAGCATCTTCACCAGCTACATAATCATCATGAGCAGCAATAACAGTAATTAAATATTTGCCATCATGCTCTTCATCAGCTTCGGGCTCAGATTCGTTATGAACGGGAATGTAAGGCTCGCTAGCAGCTTCGCCATTCTTCATAATCATAACATAAGCAAAGTTTTCTTTCTTATCAATTGGCAGATAAGGCTGCTTCTCAACCCAAATCTTAAGAGTAGTTCCATCAACTTCAATGTCATCTGTGGTTTCAACAATGTGCTGATAAATTGGCTTATTTGCACTTGCTTCAATTAAGCCGGCGCCAGAAAGAATCATGAATCCTTCGGGAGAGATTAAAGCATCTTCCATTGTGAAGGTTACAGTTCTTTCACCTTCCCAAGCAACTAATCTGGCGTTACCGCGTCCACCTTGTGCGTATACTGTGGTAGCAGCGCCTTCCATGCTTGATGTCTTAAGTGTATCAAAATAAAGAACAGGCTCATTCTTATAGAAAATCTTGTTTCCTACTTTTTGAGCTGCTTTTGCTTTTAATACAACATTACAAATTTCGCGCACCCCAAATTTCATAATATATGTTCCTCCTTATTTTTCCTTAATGAATATTTTTCATCCAGTTGTCTGGAGTCGAATCGGGACGTCCTCCCGCCAATCTCTGGCGTATATCCAAATCCCAATTACTTCATAGCATATACCTTTCAATTAAATCATACAGTTGGAACATCGTTAAATTGATTACATCGTTTAACGACATAGAATTAAGTCCAACAGTAAGAATTGAAAGATACTGAGTGAAAACGCTGACGTTGAGTTCGCCTTTTTGAGCTGCAACTCTTTGACGTCCGCGCATTAATTTTTCTGCAATTTTACGAGCTGCCTCGTTGGCTGGATTAAAAGTATCTTGCATACTTTGTTCCAGACAAAAGACTTGACGCAAAACCGCTTGTAAGTCTTCAAAATTATTTTCGTCTATAACAATTGAATTTTCTCCTTCAACTAATAATAGTGCTCTCGGAGTAAGATTAACTTTATATTTTGGAAATAATAATGTTAAAACTTGTAACGTTGCTATCCGCTTGGGAATTTCGTTTTTATCAGATAACACCGTCATAAATATTTGAAAATTGTTTGTCTGAGATAGCATGTTTTTGTCCTGAATGTAAAAATTTTTATCAACACATAGTAATTGCGCCCCAATAAAAAAATCTTTCTCCCCAATCATTGCTATCTCGCGAATGGTCGGCTGATGAACGATGGTAGTTAAACTAGGAATGGGGATGTCCCCACCGGTCATAAGTAATAAACGAATATCCATTATTTCTTATTATACATCTCGTTAAAATCAAATATAAACTGTTCTTCATCAACCGGGTTCAACAAATCTCTTTGGTCTTTATTGTAATTTTTATCTTCTCCACCGTGAACTGCTTGATACATTAATGTTAAACCAGCAAATTCATCAGTAAGAATAATTTGATTAGCACCTAAAAACTGGAAAGTGCCGATGCCTGTTAAGTGTTGATTATTAAACATACTATCAAGTTCGGCAGCAATGCGGTAAGGTCTAAGCTGAAAATCTTCCAGCTGCCATTGGTCAAAATGACAAATAATATCAAACGTTACGATATTGTCGCGAAACTGTGGGTTGGAATCATTAGTAGTAAAATTATCAAAACTTATAATAATATAAGCAAGTACACTCCCATCAACGTATAATTTAGGAACTATTTTAATATTTTTACCCAAAAGCTCATGAGTCTGCTCCGGTGTTAAATTGGCGCATTTCATGGCATTTGGAGTTGTATAATATAATAATTTTTTTAATCTATTGTTACGCAGCATCGCATCAGTCATTATCGTTAAATCTTTATCTACCGATAAAAAACTTGATTGCGGTTCTTTAAAAGTTTTTATAATAGCCATTAATTTCTCTCCTTTTTCTCCTTAATAGAGAGATTCAACCACAATTGTTTTAGTAGAATCGTTACATTTTAATTCAAATTGTCCGCTATATGATTTAACCCATGCTAATTCTATGTTGCGCCCGTCTATTTTATAGGTAACAGGATACCTCTCATCAATTGACCAGTGCGGCACATCTAATCCTTCATAAGTATAAACCGATTTCATCTTAGGTTTAATAAATCCTTTACCTAAAATTAAATCAGTAGATGTCGGCTCGTCAATTGGTTTAATAATTAAGCCGTCGACAATGCCGTTTTCCATATCATCCTCAATTTCATTTGCATAATATTCTACGGCATTAACCTGCAGCACTCCGGGCATACTAATTGTATCTGTGGCTTCTACTCTCCAACAAGTATTAACATCACCATCTTCGATACCTTTTAAATAAAATTTTGCATACCTTCTAAAATATTCCAGAGTAGATTTAGTTTTCGGCATTAAAATATTTAAAGAATAATTTGGTTTGTCAATACTATCGCCCGATTTTTGCACATAATTTATTTTTGTTTCTACTGGTCCTCTAACAGCAAGATAAGTTGTTTCAACCTCATTGTCGCTATTTATCCAAGAGACTTGATAACTACATTTGCGGATGTCGCCTCTGAAATAAGCCAATTCAGTTAAATCTTGTAAATAAATAAGCCATTTAGTTCCAGTATTACACCATTCAAAAATATCACCTGGTTTGAAGCCATGCTCAAATCCAACTGATACGATTTTATCATCATAGTCTTGCTTTAATTTATTCGGATTAATTAAAGCTCGAATAAAAAAATGCTCGTCATCCTGATTCAATCGTTTAATTTTTGCTGCTTGATAGGAATATAATACGGCATGGTCTAATGACCACCGCTTGTCCTTAATCATCCTGTCTTGCTGTGGGGAACCGCCTCTGATTCTTAATCGCTTAGCCATTAGACCCAGGGCACTAATGTATTTATCTCTGTTGTCCATGACAAATCCCCCTTAATAAAGATATACATTCAAAAACTGTTTTACGGTAATATAAAAATTCTACATCAGCTAATCTCAGCCCCTCTAACTTTGATAGTAAAATTAAATAGTCCATTTTTATTTTAAATATTTCATTCATGCCAGTTAGCTCAATAATGAGAGTTTCTAATTGCCCACGCCAGTTTTCATTATTTTCACGCATTGGGATTAATTTTCATAACTGGTTCGTCAAACGGTCGACATCTGATTTAACAGTTTGAGGAGGCATCATAAATCCGTACTTAGTCTCCATACGTATTTAATACACCCCAATTAGAAACAAATTTACCCTCATCATCGACCTTTCTACGTTTATATAATCTCTGCATATGAAATTCTTGTCGATGACATTCAGATAATAAAGTTAATAATTTAGCCAAATGGTTAGCCTGTGACGTAAACTTGAAATCAGTACCACTATACTTCATACGAGTATTCTCAATAGAAGTAATCTGGCGCTGAAGCCAAGCGCACATCATTAGCAAAGCTAAAATATTAATCTCCTCACTTGTTAAATCAGCATTAAAATAAGACCGCTCAATTAATACCTGTGCCTCCGGGTATTCCCCGTCGGACAGCTCATCTCAAATAACGCCAATTATAAAATCTCCCTCTTGGGTTTTGTCTTCGTCTACTACAAGCGTTTCAAGGACATAATCGCCTATATCTTTCCTAGGAAATTCAAAACCCGGTATTGCGTCTATCAATAATTGTCTTAAATCTTTAATGGTATCTTCTGGAGTCATCTCCATGTACATATCATCTGTTATTTTCCCTAAAAAACGATTGTATACAGCTGTGAATGTTGTTCCCATCTGTATCGCTCCTTTCTACTCCTTTTTGGCGGTTGTAGTAGTTGTTGATTTTGCTCTACGCTTTTTAACAGGAGGTTTAACGGGTTCTTCTTCTGCTTTGTCAGCCTGCTCTAGTTTTATAGCTGTCTCCACATCGAATCCAGTCTTTTCCTTAAGAGCGTGTATTTTATTTAAATCTGTAATTGGGAGTGAAACGCTGAAGGTCTTAATTAAATCAATAACTCCAGCAGGAGCAAAATCCAGTGCGTCTAAAAAGGCGTCAACTGAACCGTTTTTAATTAAATCAACTACTTCTTTTTCTCCCCAATTATATTCTAACTCAGTCGCGCCACCATTGACTTCTTCAATGACTTCAGGGGTGTCTAAAATCTGTAAAAAGTTTGCGATTAAAGATTCACCACCGCGGACATAAGAAAGTTTTTCTAATTCGTCTATGCTGATTCTCTTTACCTCACCAGGATTAAACTCACGTCTTACCCCAAGGTCAGGTACTTTATAAACGAGGCTGCTAGCGCTTCTGTTCTTTACTCTTACTAATGTATTTCTATCCATCATTTTTTTTATCTCCTTTTTCTCTTATAACTAAAAAAGGGGAGCAGGGATTTCCCCCTAAGCTCCCCTTTATCCTATTTCATATTAAGCATTTACAAATTCTACTGTAAACTCTTCATCATTAATAGAAATTGTCTTTGGCAAATCTTCTGCCTTGGTCCAGAAAATAATATGTCCAGCACCAAGTCCTACAGAAGCAGCTTCATCTACATCATCTTGAGTTAATGTGTAGTTAGCGCCCCATTTAGCGCCAACGATTGTCTCAAGTCCCGTATTTAAATCTAAACCAATCCACTTTCCACTACCTTGAGAAGGGTTAGTAGAAGCAAAGCTCTTTAATGTATCTAAGCTACCTGTGATGGTAATAATTTGTCCATCTTGAGCCACTGTTACAGCGTCCTGATTGAATTGAGAATCAGCCTGATTCTCATCTGCAGGTGCGGTAGCTAATTTATTCGCTGTAACGCTCGTTAATTTCCCTGGTTACCATTGTTACCGCTGTTTCCATTGTTGTCTCCGCTTCCGCTGTTGTCATCGGAGCCACTATTGGAACCATTGTCAATAACGACAACGTTAGCAGCAGTATCTTTGTAGTTCCAAACGGTCATGTCCTCAAGAGAAGTATCATGGTATACGCAGATATTGTTGGTTAACATGCAAACAACGCCAACTTTCTTGTAAACCTGAATCTCTCTGGACCAATCTCTATTGTCTCTGTCAGAAACAAGTGTGCCACCCTCGAAAGCAATCTTAACGGGCTTTGTGTCTCCACCAGCCGGGATAATCCAGCAGTTAGCAGAGCAAATAGCCTTTGTGGTCATTGTCTCATCAGAGAATCCCTGCTTAAGGATAACTACATTGTGGCCCTTGTATCCAGCGAGTCTACCAGTTCTGTAGAGCTCATCCTTCATAGCCTCAGTGTATCTCCAAGCTTCCTGAGGAATCATCTTTACTGCAAACTCATATGTGCAATAAATAGTGGGCTCGCCATAAGCACTAGCGATAGCCAGTAACTGGTCGAACTTAGCCTCATCAAAGTCTGTAGCGTTAACCTTATTGATAGCGGGTAATTGATTTAAGGAACTATTGAGAGCCTCACCAACTTCTTTGTAGATAAGCTCATCCATACCCTCCATAACGATAGCAGTAAGTTCAGCAAAATCTACTCTGCCATCGAGGAATTCCTCAAATCCAATCTCAGCAGCTCCGCCGATAGCGCTGGTGGGTACTTCGAAGCTCTCAGTAGCTTTTCCAAGCTTGAATACTTCGTATACGCCAGCAAGTCCTACTCTGGTAATGAACTGCTTAGCTCTATTTCTTGTGTTGAGTTTTCTGCGGAAAATAGGCTTGTCGCCCTGGCCAAACTGCTTAACTTCAGCAAACTGGCTGTAAGCAACTTCAACAACCTGAGGCAGAACCTCATCTAAAGTCTCCTCGATGATGGAGAAAACAAGGTTCTTGTTCTCCCTGTAAAGTTGAGGAGTTCCTGCAATTTCATTAAACTCTTGACGAAGAGTTTCATTTAATTCGTCGTAGCTGTAGTCAGTGCCGTTATAGCTATAGGCAACAGAAGCACTACGATTGGCGATAGCAACTTGCTTTGCTAATGCTACTAAATTTTTCTTGTCTAACATCGCGTTCTTCTCCTTTCCTATTATGCAATACGCATTAACTTAACGCCTGGCTGTCCGTCGGGCATTGTGTACACTTTAACTACTTGCCACTGCATGTCATCAGAGCCCTCTACAAGGATACCGTCAGCAGCTCTTGGTGAAAGAATCATGCCAACTTCGGGCTCTTCTACATCGATAAGATTTGTGGTGTAGATATCACCAACATTTGTCTTAAATACTCTGGGAACCATGCGAGTGTTCTCGGGCATAAGTTTCTTCTCAGATTTCATCTTGTGCCAGAACGGGTCCTCAGTAGAATCTACTTCATAAGGGTCAGCGGGAGTAACAATATCTCTATAGTCACGAAGTCTGATATCATCCTTCTGGTCTCCGCCAGCCGGGCTATATACTCTAGCCATATAATCTGCTTTCTTCATAGCGAAGTCAGCATCGCCTAAGAAATCACGATATACCTTAACTTCGTTGAATACTAACATCCACTCGCCTGTGTTTGTTTGCTCAAAATCAACTACGCCATTAGCATAGTCATATTTTACAAACTGACCATTCTGCAGCATTTCAATTTCAGGGTCAGCAGGCAGCTGAGCATAAATTTGACCTGTTCTTTGAGCAGAAAGGTGGTTAGGCTCAACTTGGCCATAGCCAAACTTAACAAATTTAACGCCGCTTAAATTTTCCTTAGCCATTTGTTATATATCCTCCTTAGTTTTTCTTACTTTTCGCAACAGCGTCTACCGCTTTAACCCAATCAGGTACTAGAGCATTAGATGATATATCTTCCCCGCCCAAATTATACATAATTGGGTCAGCATCCGCATTCTCATCTTTATCCAGGTCAAAGCTTATCTTGTTACGAACACAAATTATTGAAAGCTTAGCTTCAATGTCATCTAACGAATATGTTTCAATATTGTCGATAACATCTTTCTTATCCTCATCTGAAAGCATATAGAATTTATCAATCATAGCCTGCTTCTCTTTAAGTTCCACAGCATTCTTAAATTCTACTAATGCATCAAAGGATGTTTGTAATGAACTATACTGTTCCTGCAGCGCATTATAATCAGCCTCTAATGCACTGTACTTTTCAGTAAGCTCTATATACTCTTGAATTTCATCAAGATTATATTCAACTGGTTTGTCCTCTTCCGGAGCATCTTCTTCTGCGGGTTCCTCTTCAGATTCTTCTTCTTTTTCTTCTTCCTCTTCAGGTTCTTCCTCAACAGGTTCATCTTCAAGAATTTCCTCTTCTTCTTTTTCTTCCTCGATGAGGTCTTCTTGTGGCTCGTCTGTAGGCTCAAGTTCTTCTTCAACAGAAGTTACTTCTAAATCTT